GAGAAAATTCAACCTCTAAAAAAGAAAAGGAAACTTTCTGAAGAGGCTAAAGAAAAGTTGAGAAATCGTCTCGCAGAAATGAGGGCTAAGAAGAAACCCGCTGAATATAAGAATATTTCTAAAAAGGTTTTAGACCTTCCAGATGACGATAAGTATTCTTTCAAGAATGTCAAAGAGTGGATTAAAGAATCCAAAGACAAAGTTGCTGAACTTAGTAAAATTGCTAGAAGTATTAAGTCTGCCCCACTAGAAAAACAAAAAGCTGCAGCGGGGGTTGACCATAAAAAAGCATATATTAGGTATTGTGAATACTACCTTAAAACTGGTGATTGGATTAGTATGTTTTCTGGAGCGAATGAATCTCAGAAAGTGATTCCACGTTGTATTGCGATGGCATATCATCCAGACGGTACTCCTAAGAGGTCTGTAGGGATATTCTATCCAGATATTAATGCAGTTTGGACAAGTGGTATGGATGAGTCAGAGTATGTAACTCAAGGAAATAGGGAATATCCAATATCTGAAACAGTTGCATTAACGGATAAACAATTTACAGCAAATATATGATATGTTCTAATTGTTACGAAACACAAATTAGTATAAAACATGACGTTGGTCATTGGTGGAATAATCCACCTGACCACGTTTTTGTATGCTCAGATAAATGTTATGCTGAACTTGAGAAACAAGTTAAAGATGGTACATGGATGGATCGTAAACCAAAGGCTATCTTTGGTAAAAAGAAACAAAAACCAAGTCCAAGTTTTGAACAGGAGAAAGATAAAACATTTGGGTCTGGTAATGTCATGAGGAAAGCTCGTGAATCCAAGTTGAAGGCTATAACTGATAAACAATTTACTGAAGATGTATAGTGGTTGACAAATAGTATATTTGTGGTATACTAATAATAAGATGTTGCCTAGGGTAATCATGGTGCACAATCTCTCTCCACCTAGTCCTTCAGCTAGGTTTAATATGTGCGACTCATTACCATGAAAAGCATTGCTGTCTAGGCAACACACACATTTATGGAGATTTATTTTTATGTCGTTAAAAATTGATTTTAGTGGAGTAGAACAAGTAGCACCACCAGAAACACCTAAGGCCATGGGTGGTACTGAATTAGTACAAAAATGGTTATTCAGTAGACTTGATCCAGAACTGAAAAATTACTTTCAATGGATCGCTTCCAGAAAAAGAGAATTAGAAGATAAACCCCGCCTATTTTGGGTACATGATTTAGCCCAAGATCCAGAAGTAGAATTTCTCAAAGAACCAAGTAATCAACTAGACTTTGCGAAGATTATTTTTGTATCACATTGGCAACAATATCAATATGGTGTATATTTGGGTGTTCCTTATGATCATGGTGTAGTAATTCAACATGCCGTTGACCCTATTCCAGAACATGAGAAACCTAAAGACAAAATTAACTGTATTTACTTCAGTACACCACATAGAGGTTTAGAAGTTCTTTTAGATGCTTGGGATTACATGAAAAAAGAGATGAAGTCTGAAGCTGTAGATGCTGCAGAACTCAATGTATTTTCAAGTTTTAAACTTTATGACAGACCTCACATGGATGAACAATATAGGCATGTATATAAGAAGGCCGAAGATATGGAATCGGTCAATTATAATGGAACAGTTTCAAACGATACTATTAGGGAAGAGTTAAAAAAGAATCACATATTAGCATATCCATCAGTATACATGGAAACTGCGTGTATTACAGCTATTGAATCGTTAAGTGCTAAGTGTTTGGTAGTGTGTCCGAATTTAGGAGCCCTACCAGAGACTTGTGCTAATTTTGCTTGGTTGTATGGATATGAACCGAATCCAGAAAGACACGTTGTAGTTCATGCTCATATATTAGCTCGAGCTATTGAAGCATATTGGAAAGATGAAACACAAGCTTTGATGAATTTACAGAAAAGTTATTTTGATATGTTCTATAATTGGGAAATTAGAATTAATCAATGGAAAGCATTCCTACAATCCTTAAAAGATGGAATTGAAGATCAGAAAAAATCATGAATATATTTTATTTAAGTGACTGTCCTCAAGAGGCAGCTGAATCACATAATGATAAACATTGCGTGAAAATGATACTGGAAAGTGCACAGATGTTATCCACAGCACATAGAGAACTTGATGGTGATGTTCCTGACATATTATATAAGTCAACACACAAAAATCATCCAAGTACAATCTGGGCACGTTCATCAAAACAACATTATGATTGGTTGTATCGTTTGTTCAGACAGTTGAGTGCAGAATATACTTTACGATATAGTAAGAGTGGGAATTGGGGTAGAGATCTCAAGGTTCATAAGACATGGAACAAACTTGGAAAGATTTTAAAAACTGCACCAAAAAATATTAAAGACAATGGTTGGGTAGACCCCCCACAATGTATGCCTGACCATTGTAAAAAACCAGACACTATAGATGCATACAGGAATTATTACCTAACAGAGAAATCATCATTTTCTACATGGAAATATTCTAAACAACCTACATGGTGGACATTATGATATTATTAGATTATTCACAAACTGTCATTGGGTCGTTTATGGCGATGTCCAAAGGTGGTGGTGTAGTTGAAGAGGATATGTTAAGGCATATCATACTTAATACTATTAGACAATTTAGAAAACAATTTACAGAAGAGTATGGAGAAATTGTAATTTGTTGTGACCATTATAAGAATTGGCGAAAAGATGTATTTCCAGAATATAAAGCTAATCGTAGACCTAAAAGGGATTCTGACCCAGTAGATTGGCAACACCTTTTCGATTGTCTTAACATTATGCGAGATGATTTGGAAAAATACTTTCCATATAAAGTAGTTTATGTAGAGGGGGCAGAAGCTGATGATATTATTGGAGTATTGGTTCATCATTATAAAGAAGTACCTACTCTTATCTTATCCAGCGATAAAGATTTTATGCAACTACATATTGAGAATGGTATTGACCAATGGTCCCCTTTACAGAAGAAATTTCTTAAAGGAAACCCCCATGATTCGCTGTATGAAAAGGTAATAAAGGGAGATACGGGCGATGGTGTTCCTAATATTTTGTCTTCTGATGATACATTTGTTACTGAAAATAAGAGACAAAAACCAATAACACAAAAGAAATTAGATGCTTGGAAGGATTCGTATTTAACTGAAACCTTTGATGATTGGACTGAGGATATGTACAGAAATTACTGTAGAAACAAGTCAATGGTTGATTTAAGGGAAACACCAGAATCAATTCGTATAAATATAATCACAAACTATGAAGAACAGGAGTTGGGAAGTCGAGCCGAACTCTTGAATTACTTCGTAAGTAAGCGTTTGAAAAATCTTATGGAACATATTGAAGAGTTTTAACTATGGCAGTAAGCTTACCAAAAATACTTAGAGAAGTTGCAAAGGCTAAAAATAAAGATGAGAAAAAAGCAACATTAATCAGATATGATAACGGAGCACTTAGGGAAATCCTAAAACATGCATTTCACCCCGATATCAAATTTCTCTTACCAACAGGAAATCCCCCATATAAAAGCGTTGTAGATGATTCAGATAATCCTACATACTTGTATGGCCTGATAAGGAAATTATATCTATTTGTTGAGGGTGGAAATCCTAATCTTAAACCAGCAAGGAGAGAATATTTGTTTATAGAAATGTTAGAAAGTATTCATCCACAAGAGGCCGAACTTCTACTACAAGTAAAAGATAAAAAAATAAAATGTAGGGGATTAACATATAACTTGGTTAAGGAAACATTTCCAGAATTATTGCCATGAAAACATTAAACGAAAGAATAGTCGAATTACAGAAGGTAGACTCTACAGGAGTAATATCTACTGAGGAAGCTGAACTTAGGCAATTAAATCTTCTTGGTATGGAGCCAAAAGATATTAAGGTAGTTCTTGCACATGAGTTTGGAGTTCAACTGACTATGGATTGGGATGCAGTAAATGAAAAATTTTCTACCAGCTATGGTGGAAATACTTGGAACTCTAATTTTGATTATAAAGACTTTATGGAGTCGCCTTGGACACAAGGTAAGAACTATGTAAGAAGTCCCCGCCGAAGCTAAGTTTCCTATATTTTTTAACCCAATTTAAAGAGGCGTATGAAGAAATTCATGTTTCTGGTGTGTCTTACTATAATATGGTCTGTGACGATATTGAATTCAGGCACCACTAGTAAATACTGGGTTGCACCAACAACTATAGAGGAAGCACACTACTTTACTGGTTCACAGTATGAAACAGTTAAAAGGTTTCCAAATAAAATACCACACAATGCAGTTGTATTGATGGACCCACAAGAATTAGAATGTATGTCAAAGAACATTTATTTTGAGGCAGCAGTAGAATCGACTGCCGGGAAATTAGCTGTCGCGCAAGTAACACTTAACCGCGTAAAATCACAGCGATTTCCAGATACCGTATGTTCTGTAGTATATGAAGGAAAACATAATAAGGATGGTTTCCCCATTAGAGATAGATGCCAATTTTCATGGTATTGTGACGGTAAACATGATACACCAAATAAAGGTAAAATGTGGGAGGAATCAAAACAGATTGCTAAGTATGCTCTAACAAATAATACTAAAATGTTAGACATTACAGATGGTGCAACGCATTACCATGCGGATTATATTCCAAATCCACGATGGGCTATCGCTAGACATAGAACATTACAAATAGATACTCATATTCTTTACAATAAAAATAAAACGCGAAGGTTTTGATTTTTGACTTGACAAGGTTCACTCTTTAGGGTATAATAGCTACTGAACAATAAGAGTGAACCTTTTTTATTAGAGAGATAATATGAAGAAAATTTTACTTACAGTTGCTTTTGGAATTATATCTCCCACTGCAACAGCCGAGTATGTGTGTCATCGTCTTGGAGGCTGTGAACTTTTTCCAGAAGCAAAGACTGTAGAAGAATACTGTCCTACTTGTGTATGGGAAGAAGAGGAAGTTGTTTTATCAACTCCTAAAAGGTCTAGTAGACGTAATCATGAAATTACAGTATGTGACCATTGGAATCCGATAACTTCGGATGAACGTGAACCTGTTTGTCGAACAGTAGCTTCTAATTAAAATACTAAATTGGAAACACATTGGTCTGAGGTTGTTATGGAAGAAACCTATTTGGGCGATAAAAATACTAAAGGTGAATTTTTCCTAAAGTTAGAAAATATAATTAAGAAACACGACTATCAAGTTCATAAGTTCGTTGACCGTAAAGGTCGCGAAGCCATGTTTTATAATTATAAAGGAAATTCATTTTCAATAGGTGATTGTATCTTAGTTAAGGCTACTATTGCAGACCACCGAGAATTTAAAGGAAAACCTTTTACATATCTTAATCGTGTAACTGTTATTTCCAATCATGGTTCAAAGGAGACTCCACGTGCCAACGTATGATTATAGATGTGAAAAGTGTGATAATGAATTTGAAGAAATGCTCACTATTTCCAGAAGAAAAGAACCAACAGAAACACCATGTGAATGTGGTGGAGAAATTAAACAAGTAATTGGTCTTGTAGGATTTGCATACGATAATATAAAAGCAGGAAATAGTGCTAAGGCTAATAAACCGCCTGGGTGGATGACCGACAAACTTAAAGAAATTAAAAAGAAACAGCCAGGTGCAACAATGAGTGTGCCATTTTAGTATGAAAAATTTTAATCATGTAGGCAGTAATTTAGACTGTGAATTGAAAACTGAAACAGTAGATGGTAAGAGGATTTATGAAACCCCTAACGGCGATAAGTATATATCAATCACCTCACTTTTATCAAACCTCTCCAAAGCTTCTATACAGAAGTGGCGAGAGCGTGTTGGAGAAGATGAGGCCAGAAAGATTACGACCCAAGCCTCAAGAAGAGGAACCAGCGTACATAATATCTGTGAAGCCTATATCAAAAATGAATATGGACACTTAGATGGTAGGATGCCCAATGAGGTAGATTTGTTTTCATCTATACAACCACTATTAAATAGGATTGATAATATTCATGTGGTGGAGGGTTCTATGTGGTCAGACCATCTTAAACTTGCAGGAAGAACAGACCTTATTGGAGAATTTGATAATAGACTTTCCGTAATAGATTACAAAACATCCAGTAAGAAAAAAACATGGGAAATGTGTAATCAATATTTTATGCAAGGAACATTTTACGCAATAGCTTATGAAGAAAGAACAGGAATTCCTGTAGATACTATTGTAATTATTATGGCGGTTGAGAATGAACAGCCACTATTGTTTATTGAAAAACGAGATAGGTGGATTGAACCTTTGAAAGAAATTATTACTAAATATTCATAATTAAGGAATTTGTTTGATGACCTGTAGGGTAGCTATGTAAGACGCGGGTTCGATTCCCGCCCGTTCCACCAAAGGAGCATAATGGAAAACTGGGCAAAATGGACTGTACTATCTTTGTTGATATGGTGTGGAATCATATATGCGGTAGTATATTTTGGTTTTTTGTGATTCGTTGATGGGACGGTAAGGTATTCGATTGCTAGTAAGAGTATCAGAGAGAACAAATAGGGTGATGACCAACATCATAAACTAATCGCAAACAATGACGATTATACACCTGCATATCAGTATGCACTTGCTGCGTAAGATATAGCCGAGTTGGGGTTGTCACTTGGGAACAGAAGCACAGCCCGCTACATTGAAAGGGAAATATGCCAAGTGGTAAGACAAATGAACCAACAACTGATAAACAAATTGTAGTTACTAGAATGATGTTTGAAAGAGATATTCAAAAAGGTGACAGACCTCCGCATTATTTTGATAGAGAAGGTTATGTGGCAGAAACTCAATTAGACTACAAAGATTTTGACCTTCCATATTATGCTGGAAGTTGTAGAGTATCTTGGCCAAACGATAAATGGAAATTTGATTGGAGTTAAATGGCTGAATATAAAAATGACGAACCTTGTGAATTTATTTACAATATAACTGCTGTGGAGAAAGTTGTTGATGGAGATACTATTGATGCAGTTTTTGATTTGGGGTTTGATGTACGGATATGCAATAGAATCCGCTTGCTTGGAATCGACACCCCCGAATCACGAACAAGAGATTTGGAAGAAAAGTTTTATGGAAAATTATCCTCTGCAGCACTCAAATCGTGGGTGCATTGGGCCGTCATGTCAGACAGAGATGATATTGAAATTCAATGTCGATGTCCAGAAGCAGACAGCAGAGGTAAGTTCGGTAGAGTACTAGGTGAACTTTGGATTAATTGTACTTCTGAAGGTGAACAATATGAGGGTTGGACAAATATTAATAAATGGATGTGTGAGAACGGTCACGCGGTTGGATATCATGGACAAAATAAAGATGATGTTCATCAGGCACACATGAATAATCGAGTACTTTTAGAGGAACAGGGAATCAAGTATAATGGTTAGAACTTTTAAAGAATATAATCTTGATGATAAAATTAACCAAATGGTTATTGATGCAATCAAAAAGAAAAAACTTGCAAAATTTCCAGTTAATGCAACTGATGATTATAAGATGAAAAAAGGTAAACCCGCATTTACAATTCCATCACCAACTGGTGAAATGATAATTAAGGTATGGTTGAGGCCTATGGCAAAACCAGCAAAGAGTCACACAAAAGCATACAATTACGAATTAGATGACAAATGAAAAAATTTAATAACTATTTACAAGAATCTAGTCTTTCGAGATTATGGCGTCATAATGAAAAACATGATTGTGGTGCTATGACCGCATTCCGTAATGCTGGGGGGTGTGGTGAAGGTGAAGCTTATACTAATGCAGATAATAAAAAACGTAATAGGTCTTTATTGGCTAAACTTAAATCTAAAGGATATGGAGTTACTACATTAAAGGGTATGTATCCAGAAGGTGGTACAGTCGGTAAAGAGATTAGTTATTTTGTGGTTGACCTTGCGGATGGAGGAACTTTAGAATCCGATATGAAAAAGTTTGGTGAAGAGTTTGAGCAAGATAGTGTCTTGTTTATTCCAAAAGGAGCAATTCAAGGAACAGATAAAGCATATCTTATTGGAACTAATCGTTGTAAAAATAATTGGCTCGGACATGGTAATACAGAAATTTTTAATAAAGGTAGGATGGGTTATGATTCCCCAATCTACACTTCTTATGTTAATGGTAGACCATTTATTTTTGAAGAGGTCGGTGATGAACATTTAAATCCTGGCAACGGAATGGGATGGTGGGCATTAAATAATGTAGCCAACAAACATTGGAAAGAAATACAACTTTAGGGGAAATTAATGGCCATAAGTATTCCAAAAAATTTAAGGAAGAAAGCTCATGATGAAAGATTGAGTGATAAGAAAGTGAATACCATTGATGAAATGGTTAACGCTTCGGAAGAAGCATTATGGGAGAAAAATCCAATGGAAGCATTAAAGTATGAGAAGGTGGAAACCAGAAAAAGATTAAACTGGTGGGCAAGATTTCTCATATCATTAATTATAGTATGTACATTTTTATTTTTAATATGGTTATTGTTTTATGGGGAATTACCACAAGATAGTCGCGATTTGGTGAACATTATGGTCGGGGCCTATGTGGCCGTGTTAGCAAAATCTACCGATTATTGGTTCAAGGAAAAGGATGACCCTGAACATAAAGAAGGAGAAGGTATAAATGTCTGATTTAAATGATTTCGGTTTTAGTACGGTGAGTGCTGATGAATATGCAGCACAACAAACACAAACAGTAGACACAGCCAAAGAAGTTGTTTCCACAGCTACGGCTAGTATGAAACCAGAACTAGAAAAGATTGGCTCAAAGATTGCAAGTTTAACAGATAATATGCGAGTTATGAGAGAAGAACTTGATGACCGCAAAGAAGAACTTAATGATAAGTGGGGTCAAAAAATGAATGAGGTAGAAGAGTTAATTCTCCCACTTCTCAAGAATCTTGCTAAGGATGGAGACAAACGAGAATGGATTCGTTGGCCAGGAAGAACAGATATTCTTAATGCACAGATTGATAAAATAACAGCAGTCACTAGAGGTGACTTTTAATATGGCATATTCAAATGAAGTTATCGAACATTACGAAAGACCGCATAATGTTGGTAGTCTGGATACTGGGAGTAGCCGGGTGGGCACTGGCCTTGTCGGTGCACCAGAGTGTGGCGATGTCATGAAATTACAAATAGAGGTAGATGAAAATGAAAATATTATCGATGCCAAATTCAAGACTTTTGGTTGCGGAAGTGCAATTGCGTCTTCTAGTTTGGCGACTGAATGGATTAAGGGTAAAACATTGGATGAAGCGAGTACAATTCAAAATACAGACATCGTTGAGGAATTATCGTTACCGCCGGTTAAGATCCATTGTTCAGTCTTAGCAGAAGATGCAATTAAAGCGGCAATTAATGATTATAAACATAAACGAAAAATGAGGTAAGAATGGGATTATGGAGTAGATTTACTGCATGGTTATCTGGATGGCCAGAGCATGCAGAAGCAAAACATGGAAGAACTGATGTGGAGGAAGATCTTTTATTTGCAGAAGCTGAAATGAAAGCTAAGAATCGTAAACCAGTAAAAGGATTAAATCCAAAGAAGAAGAAGAAAAAGGCAGGTAAAAAACAAGGTAACATTAATTAATTATGGCACGTGAAGAAACCGAAAAGGAAGTTAGTAGTCTAGCGGATGCTGGATATCACCTATTAATGAAAGAGGTTGATACTTCCAGTTGTTCATCAGCGATTGAATGGATACTAGAAGCTAACTTTATTACTACAGAGAAAAGACTTGCAGAATTAAATTTAGTTATATGTAGCCCAGGCGGAGATTTAACTGCGTGTTTTGCATTGATTGATGTTATGAGAGGTTCTGCTATACCAATTAAAACTACTGGTCTTGGATTGATTGCATCATGTGGATTACTTCTTTTTATTTCTGGAACAAAAGGTAAAAGAACATTGACACCGAATACATCTATTTTATCTCATCAATATAGTTGGGGTACATTTGGAAAAGAACATGAACTCTTTGCTGCACAGAAAGAGTATGACCTAACAACCAAAAGAATGATAGCACATTATAAGAGATGTACTGGAATGAATGAGGATAAAATTCGTCAATATCTTCTCCCACCACAAGATGTGTGGTTAGAAGCTGGGGAAGCTAAAAAATTAGGAATATGTGATGAAGTAAAGGAGATGAATTAATGCCATTACAAACACAAACATCGGCGGAGTTCTATACTAAGATTCAAGTAATCGTTCAAGAGACTCGTTTAAGTTATATGGATGCCATACTTCATTATTGTGATATGAATAATATGGAGCCAGAAACTGTAGCCCAGTTGGTCAATACCAAACTCAAGGCTCAGATAAGGGAAGAGGCTGAAGAACTCAACTTTTTTCCTAAGACCGCCAAGCTTCCAATATAGGTCGCTTGACAAATTCTATATATATGTTATAATACTTTTATACGTTAATACACTGCACATACAACTAATACGAAAGGATACTATGTCTACATTTGCAGAAATGAAAAAACAACGTAAGTCCAACCTATCTTCTCTGATTAAAGAGACAGAGAAAATTTCTAACCCAAACACATTTGGTGATACCGATGATCGTTTCTGGCGTCCAGAATTGGATAAGTCAGGAAATGGTTATGCTGTTGTTCGATTCCTTCCAGCACCAGAGGGTGAAGACTTGCCATGGGCAAGAATGTGGAATCATGGATTTCAGGGGCCAGGTGGCTGGTATATCGAAAACTCTTTGACTACTCTTGGTCAAAAAGATCCTGTAAGTGAACATAACTCTACACTTTGGAATTCTGGAATCGAGGCAAACAAAGAGGTTGCTCGTAAACAGAAGCGTCGTTTGAATTATACATCCAATGTGTATATTGTTAAAGACCCCGCTCATCCTGAGAATGAGGGTCAAATTAAATTGTATCGTTATGGTAAGAAGATCTTTGACAAGATTAACGATTTGATGAATCCAGAATTTGAGGACGAGTCACCAGTTAATCCATTTGATCTTTGGGAAGGTGCGAATTTCAAGATGAAGATTCGTAAGGTTGAAGGATATTCCAATTATGATAAGTCGGAATTTGAAACACCTAGTGCACTCTTGGATGACGATACACGATTGGAAGAAATCTGGAAATCAGAATTCTCTTTGAAGGAGATTGTATCAGAGGACAAGTTTAAGACTTTTGAGGAACTTAAAACTAAGTTGGATAAAGTTCTTGGATTGGGTACTGAGGAAATCCCTGCGGCATTTTCCATACCAAAAGATAAGGAAGAGGAAGTTCCATTTGATGGTGGTGTTCCTATTAAGACAACTCCTAAACCTGCAGCAGAATCGGAAGATGATGATGAGGCTTTAGGATATTTCCAAAAGTTAGCTGAAACTGCTTAATCACTAACTTTAGCTAGAGTGGAGTTCTGATTGTTTGGTGAATCAGATCCAACATTTAAGTTTTGAGTACGATTCATATTTGTTTGATTCTGTTGACTTTGGTCTATATTATTAATTACAGTTTGAGCTCCACCTCTTTGTTGTTCCATGTTTTGAGAACCTATTAACATATTCATTGTTTTTGCCA